CAGTAGTGAACTTCATTGCCTGGTGCATGGGTAACTTCCCTGACTCCGAGTTCATCCACGCCAGCTATTCGCAACGCCTAGCCGCTAACAACACATGGAACGCCCGCGCTCTTATGGAGCATGAGGCGTATGCAGAGATATTCGGTAAGCCTGCATTGCGCAAAGACAGCAACGCGAAGGATGAATACCGTACTGAATCAGGCGGCGTTGTATACGCCACTGGCGCAGGCGGTACGATCACCGGTTACGGCGCTGGCAAGCTGCGCGAAGACTTCGGCGGGGCAATCATTATCGATGACCCGCACAAGGCCTCAGAGGCTACTAGCGACACGATGCGCCAGAACGTCATAGACTGGTTTGGCACAACGATGGAAAGCCGTCTTAACTCGCCATACACGCCAATCATCGTCATCATGCAGCGCCTGCACGAAGAAGACCTTGCGGGCTGGCTCCTAGCTGGAGGTAATGGCGAGCAGTGGGACCATATCGACATTCCTGTACTGGACGAAGAAGACAATCCGCTGTGGGAGTTCAAGCACGACCGCCAGAAGCTGGCAGACATGGAGAAGGCAAACCCCTACGTGTTCGCCGGCCAATACATGCAGCGCCCAGCTCCTAAAGGTGGTGGCGTGTTCAAGGATAGCTGGTGGCAGTACTACAACGTCGGCGAAGAGCCTGAGATGAGCTACAGGACGATCTACGCTGATACTGCGATGAAGACCAAGGAACACAACGACTACAGCGTGTTCCAACTTTGGGGTGAATCAGGCGGCAAGGTCTACTTGCTTGATATGCTGCGCGGGAAATGGGAAGCGCACGACCTTGTACGCATCGCCAGGGAGTTCTTCAATCGTCATAAGGCTGGCAGTGGCTACCTTAGATCGATGCGTGTGGAGGATAAGGCGAGCGGAACAGGGCTCATCCAGACGCTAAAGTCGGAAGGCGTTCCAATCCAGGGAATTCCACGCGACAAAGACAAGTACACGCGGGCGCTTGACGTGGTTCCTCAGATCGCGACCGGTAACGTGTTCCTGCCTAAGCAGGCGCCGTGGCTCAATGACCTGCTGTCCGAGGCTACTCAGTTCCCCAACGCAAAACACGACGATACGCTCGATCCTCTGATGGACGCGGTTGCAGAGATGCTTATCAGCGTGCCTAATGGCGGTCTGTTCCTGCCGGCAAGACTCCGAAAATAACTGTTCTCCGGAAAACAGTTGCCATGAGCTGAATAGACGGATATATTCAGCTCATCTCAACGGAGGGTGTCAAATTGGAAGCGAAATTTAAGGTTGGTGATCGGGTTGTGGTTTCGCGTGATTGCGATTTCGAGTTTTCGGGGCGAAACCCTGTGCTTTTTCGTGGGCGAGCAGGGGTTGTTGCTGGCGTCCAGCTGTACGACTTGGCAGAATCGGACTATGACGTAATCATAGACGGCGACGAGGAAACCTGCGTTCGCTCATGCCCAGCTTTCGAAGAGAGCCATCTTTCTCTGGAGGCTGTGTAATGGCGACGGTTAAAGAGCGAAAGCTGATCAGAGAAATCACTGATTTGGCGCTTGACGTGACGCTAGCAGGCGGCGAACACACAGTTGTTGCAAGCTACATTGGTCACATTCATGCGTTTGAGATGCGAGTCTTGCGCGGTATCACTCAAATCAACGGGAGTGCAGAGTGGGCGCATCTCTCTGGTCGTCACGATATCTGGACCGTCAAGGATTCAGTTGAGCGCCTTGAGCAGATGCTAGCCGAAGTAAAGAAATATCACCCACAATTCGACGCGGACGGGGTTAAGTTATGAGTAAGGTTGATTGGAGTTTGGCGCCGGAAGGTGCAACGCATTGGGATGCGAGCGATTTCCGAATTAACAGCTTCATGAAATTTGATGGCGCTAAGTGGTTTTATTGGCCGCCAGCATCAGCAGAGCCGCACTGGTGCCGATGGGGCGATAACAGCAAGCAGGATATCAACGGCATGATCGAACGCCCAAAGCCTGCGCAATGGTCAGGCCCGCAAGATGGGTTGCCGCCAGTAGGGACGGTTTGCGAGGTTCGAATAAACTTCACGCCATGGCAGGAAGTGGAAATTATCGCGCACTTCAAAAATAAGGCAATGGTTGCCGCGTTCATTCCAGTTGGCGACGTTGATAAGCGTGTCAATCAGGCAATTGCAGACTGCTTCCGCCCAATCAAAACCACAGAACAACTAGCCGCCGAACAACGCGAAACCGCAATCCGCGAGATCATGGATATTGCCTATGTGGATTGCCGGGTTACTGCGGCTAGACTGGTTGATGCTGGGTTTAAGCGGGAGGTGGTTTGATGGCTAAGTTATTGCCAGAGATTGGTCAAGAGTTCAAGTTCAAAGGATTGACTCGCAAGCAACTCGGCGAAAAACCTAGCCCGCTTGATGATTGGCGGGTTGGAGATATTGTTGTTGTGGCGGCCCATGTGATGATGCAAGGTGAGATTTGTGCTTTGTATTGGAATGAAGCCAATATGTCTTCATCGACAGTACGTCCTGATCTGTTGGAAAAGGTTAGGACTCCGCAGCAGATTGCGGAAGAAGAGAAAGAGATTGCCGCAGATGAAATGTTTGCCAAGTTCGGAGGTCCGCACGGGCTAACGAAACTTCAATGTATCTGGGTGATCTCTGAAGGATACCGAAAGCAGTAAAACAAAAGGCCCTCTAAACAAGGGCCTTTTCCATAGCAGCAGGAAATAAAATGAAAAGAACAGTGACATCAAAGTTCAATAACTGGTCTTCTGAGCTGAGCAGGTCTATGCCTAAAAGCTATCTGGTTGATTCACCTCGTCCTCGGCTGATAAATCCAAGTAGGCCGATAGTCAAGAAAACAATCGAGCTGCTCAAGGACCGGGAGGATGATTGCTAAGTGTGCTAGAGAGCGTCCCTGGTCCTAGGACTGCGGACTAAACTATTTTCTTGACGCCCATCAGATCCTGGCCTATTCTCCAATCACACACAGGAGATACAGCCATGAAATACCTCGCACAGATCAACATCAAAAACAACGGCGGCTGCTACAAGTTCAGCTCTGACAGCCTTGACGAGATCCGCGCATGGGCCAAAAAGACCGGCAAAGAAGGCGACACCCTGCTGATCCTGAAGAATGGCGACAAGATGGCTAATGCTAAAACCTTCACCCTGTGAGTTTCTTAAGGTTTGCGGCCTTGTTCTTGTTTGCCCGAGCAAGGATCGCGCTAGACAGAGGATCCCCTTTGTCGTCAACGAGTACGGCGATAGTGCTGCACTTGCAATTACAGGCATTCTTAGAGAATGACCACCACTCCCTCTGATCCTGAATCGTGTGCAGCGTGCCATGCCTCTGTGCGTGCCAGATTCTGGTGGTCGGGCTGAAAGCGCTGATATGCATCTGCATGGTCTTAATGCCCAAGTCCGCACCCGCAGCTTCGTCCTCGTCCATCCTTGCGCGTCTCAGTGCGCCTGGCACCTCAGTGCGGGCAATCAAATTTGCCCGATGCTTGCTCAGGCTGGTGGCGTCCTGTAGATCCTGGCTGATTGCTCGTGGATTCTTGCCGAGGGCCATGCCTTCGCTGAGAGTGCGGCGCATCACATCCTTGGTGCGATTGCTCAGGTTCTTCATCTCCTCAAACTCTCGTGCGCGCAAGAGGCCGATACGCTTCTGATATGGCGGGCTGGTTAGCAAAGAGTCAAGAGTAGGTCGCGAGCGCGCGTATGCCTCGCTTTGGATCGTCAGGTTAGCGTGACTCTGTGCCGTACCTTGGACCGCAGCAGGTATTACATATGCGTTGAGGAACCAGAGATTTTGCTCGCCGCCTTGCAGCAGGATGCTATCGATCATGTCCTGAATCTCTTGGCTAAGACTCGCCAGAATCTCAGGAGACAGATTGAAGTCATAGCGACTGGCATTAACTGACAGTTCGGCAGAGTTGATCGTGACAACCGTGTACGTCTGGCGATTCAGAATGTCTCGCATGTTGCGGTAGATCAGGTTCATGCGCTTGGCGAAATCGTTGATTGCGCCCCTTTCTTTTGAGTCGGCGCCTGTCGCGTCCATTGGGTTGCGGGGCAGTATCGGTTGTCCAGCCATGTAAACCTCTAATTAAGAAAGGCCCCGTAGGGCCTTTGATTATTGCACGGTTGCCGGATCTTCTGGCTCTGGCTCGATGTCGGGTAGCGGAGTAAGCGGCTCAGTGTTTTCGTAACCTGCTGCCGTCCGCATCTCTTCAGGGCTAAAGATCATCTCGCCACTTGCAAGACTAGAAGCATTGACCTCGCTCATAGTCTTGACGTTCAACAGCTTCTCAGCATCAGTCGATTCAGTCAGCTCGTCAAACATTACTTCGAAGTCTTCGCGGCGCTCAATTACACCGTGATCCATCATCCACTCGACCACTAGGCGGGAGTTCGGGCCGACTTCATTCAGGCGGCGACCCTGGCCGAAGCGGTTGAACGCTTTGATGTCCTCGTTGCTTGCGAGCGTGCCAGTCTGACGGCCTACGATGATCGTGGATCCGACTCCGATACCAGCGCCTACCTCTTGCAGGTTGACTTCAAACGGGCCTACAGGATCAGGTACAGCAGACGTGATTGCGTTAACTGTGCCGCCCTGGGTGATGATCGCGGAATCAATGCCACGGTTAAGACCTGACACCACTTCATCGTAGAGCGTACCAACTTCCGACAATTGCATGCCGTGGGCGCGGGCGAGGTCAGAAAGATTTGTGTCTTTCTCGAAGCCAATGTGGATAGCCCGAGCAGCAGCCTTGATATACGCCTCGCCAGAACCGCCTGTAACTTTCTCCAGGCTGATCAGTGCGTTCAGAATTGGCTCGTATACCGACTCCGGCTCAGTAATAGAGCCGAACACGATAACGCGGTCAGGATGGATTTCTACTTGCCTAGTCGCCGCGCCGATAGCTTCCGAATGCTCCTTGAAGCTGAACATTGTCGGATTGCCGTAGTCAGCAGACTTCTCGTCGGTATTCCACGACGTAACGGTCAGAGAGCCGCGCCATGCAGGAATAAACTTCACGATGGCAGCCGCGCTCACTGTTTTCAGTGGTTGATTCCATTGCTTAGAATCGCGAACTTGAATAATCAGTCCAGCATAACCGCCCACCATCTTGCGCTTATCAGTCTCTTTGATCGCGGACCAGATAGCTTTCTTCTTGAAAAGCCGCTTTACGTCTTTTTCCCACTGGGTCTCATCGCGAGATTCGTCGAACTCGTCTTCGCCCTCAATGATCCACGGGTTTGTCTGCCACGTCTTATTAAGGATTTGCATCAACGCCCCATGACCAACGCCATGACGTTTGTAGACGCGGTAGAACTCGTCGAAGCCAGGGTTATCAGGGAAGCCGTATTCGCAGTATGCTCGTGGCCGCTTCGTATCCAGTGCGCCAGTACCGAACGCAGCCAACTGACGAGACGCAGCAATCTGCCGTTCAGCCAGGTTATTCAGCGCCATCATCAGCTCAGGTGGTGCATTGACAGTCATAAAATAGGGCCTCGTAAATTATCCTCATTATACAGCTTGCGGGAACGAGAAAATTCACACCAAAAGCACGCATTACGCTATCATGACTATGTCATTTGATTTAGGTGCGGAAAATGGACATTGAGTTTCTGAAAAAGCATTACGAATATGACCCAGAGACGGGTGACATTAAGAAAAAGACGGCTGGCAAAAGGTGGAAGATCGGGCATCGCATGGGCTGGAAATCTGCTGGTGGCTATATGTCTGCAAACATATTTGGCAAATATACCTACCTACACATTGTCGCATACGCCATGCATCATGGTGTTTGGCCTACTAGCAATATAGATCACATAAATCGAATCAGAGATGACAATAGAGCTGTTAATTTGAGGCTGGCAGACGACAGCCAGAACGGTGCAAATCAAAGCTTGCGAATTGACAACACATCAGGTAAAAAGGGCGTGACATGGAGCAAGAGAAGAGGGAAATGGCAAGCTCAAATTCAGTTCAGGGGAAAAAGACGTTGCGCGTGGTTTGACAGCGTTGATCAGGCAGCATCATTCTACGATCAGGCAGCAAGCGAGATGCAGAGTGAATTTTTCTTAACAAACAGGATGCTAGAAAATGAAAAATGAAGTCATCAGCCAGCCACAAGCGGAGGAAGTAGAAGTGATTCATAGCCAAGAGAGTCTTAAGCGGGTAGAGAGCCAGTTGATTCGACATAAGTCCGAGGCCAAGACAGACCAAATCGACGGCCCGATCAAGTGGCGCGACACAATCATCCACTGCCAAGCCATCATCGAAGACTGCGAGCGCGAGATTGCGGCGAATGAAAGCCGTCTGGCCGAGGAAGGGTTTGCGCTGATTCCTGCTATGACTCCGGTTATGGGGGCTGCTGCTGTTAAAGGTGCAGATGTGAGCGGATGGCGCAGTTGGAATACCGGTGACGAGATTGAGTGCGTATTCAGCGAGTGCAATAACATCTATACGGTCGGCAACGTGTACACCGTAAAGAAGGTTGAAGAGGATTACGCTGTCGTAACCGATGACACTTGCTACGGCGGCGGGACTTGTCATATAAATGATGATGATCTATCGGACGTTAGGTTTATCCGCTGCCCATAACCAGCCAAGCCGCACAAAAGACCCTGCTTCGGCGGGGTTTCTTTTGTCCGTGATAAACTATCGGCTATCTATTGGAGGGCTAGCCCTGTGAAAAAAACGCGTGTGAATATCCTGTCGGCGGTTAACGCTGACTCGATCAAGATTGAGCGCACGGAGGTAGCTGGCGAGAAGTACGCGGTTATCAAGAATGTGCTGTGGATGAAGGACAACATTGTCTTAAACGATGGACTGTACTCTTCGTCTGAGAATGCCAAGGGTTACTCCTCGATGGATGGCCGAGTGATGCCTTTTGGTCATCCAGAAGTTAACGGCCAATACGTCGCTATCAGCTCGCTAGACAACGCTGATGTAGCGGTAGCGCTAGGCAAGCACTACGGTGGTGTTCACGCTCAAAACGTGCGACAAGCTGGCGAAGAGTACTTTGCCGACGTGATGATCAACGAGCGGGTTGCCAAGTCCCATCCGGACGGTGAAATGCTGCTGAATTGGGTTGGCAAGGCTGAAGACTACCAAGTCAACGGCGCCGCTAAGCCAGATCCGGTGCATATGTCTACCGGCCTGATGACTGCTCGCGTGAATGCTAAAGGCGAGTCTCGCGGAAAGTCGTATAGCTGGATCGCCACCCAGCAGTCCTATGACCACCTGGCAATCCTGTTCCACGAGCAAGGCGCTGGCGGTGACGAGGTTGCAATCGCGGTTAACTGCGAGTCGGTCATTAACTCCGTGCTTCCAACAGTCAACGAAGACGCCCTAGACGACTCATACGGCGAGAAGCTTGCCATCTTGAGCGAGGCAGTCAAGGAGCGATTCGCAACATCGGACTCTTACGCATACGTGCAGGACTTCGATGATCGTGCGCTGATCTACGTAACGCCAGAAGGTACTTACACCATCGACTATCACTATGAGGGTGATAATCCAATCCTTGCTGGCGAGTCGAAAGTAGTAACTGTTGAAACGTCGTACAAGGTGAAAACTAACTCCATGATTGAGCACGTCCGAAGCGTGCTAAAATATTTCAGTACCAAAACTAAACAGCCAGTAGTGGCTAATGTTACCGAGGAATCACCAGATATGAAACCCGAAGAACTGCAAGCCGCGCTCGATGCGCAGGCCGATAAGTTGCAGGGCGCATTCAATACGGCGCTTGCAGCTCTTGAAGCTAAAAATGCCGAGGCGCTTACTGCTGTAAATGCAAAGCTGCATGAAGCCGCTGAATCCGGCCTGAAAGACAAGCGCGCCGCAGTAGCAAAAGTTCACGGCGAAGTTGTTGCAAACGCCTTGAGCGGTGAAGCTCTGGACGCAATGTTCGCTAGCGTGCAAACCGCTGCCGGCATCGTTTCTGGTTCGCCAGTAATCAACAGCGGCGACGAATACAAAGTTCCTAGCATGTCTGACCACTTTGGAGGTGCTAAGTAATGGCATACCCACGCTACCATCGAGTCAACCTTGACGGCGACTCGCTGATGAAGACCGAGACTCGCAAGACTGCTGCTGCTCTGCTGCCTGGCACCATGGCGGTTATCAACTCGTCTAGCCTGTTTGCTCAGCAAGCTACCGCTGTAGGTCGCATGTACATCATGGATGTCGGCTACCATCAGGGCCTGAAAATTACCGAGGCCAACCCGATTGGTGATAGTGCAGTCGGCAACTACTGGGAAGAAGGTCGTGAATACGCTGTTCGTGTTGCAGCCGCTACCGTAGTCGCAAAGGACACCCCTATCAAGCTTGCTGCTGGCGGTATTGGCGCTGTAGGCATTGAAGGCACTGACGTAATCATTGGCTACTCTCAGGACGCCGTTACCATTGGCGCAACTGCTGACTTCATCCGCGTTCGCGCAGTGTCCATCTAAGGGGACTTGAATTATGTATTTTGAAGCAAACGCGGAAAAGAAATATCCGCACATTACCAGCCACTGGAATGCCATGTGGGCCAACCGTAACTGGTTCGACAAGACCGACAAGGCAATGATGGCTGCCTACAACAGCGCAATGCCTAGCGGCATGGCTGTGAATGCCGGCGGCATCACTCGCGACTACTGGGCAGCAATGGACAACCAGATTGTCGAGCTGCGCAACACTGGTGTTGGCATGGAGATCGTTAACGACCTCTTGACCATCCAGACCGTTGTCGATATTGGCAAAACCGCCAAGTTCTACAACAACGTCGGTCACATTGCCGATGACGTAGTAGTGAGCATCGACGGTCAGGCGCCTTACAGCTTCGACCACGTCGACTACGGCCAAGACGCTGACCCAATCCCTGTGATCCAGGCTGGCTGGGGCGTGAACTGGCGTCACTTCCGCGGCTTGCAGACCGAAGGCATCGACCTCGCTCTGGATAGCCAGCGTGCAAAAATGCGTGTCTACAACGACAAGCTGGTATCCATCGCTCTTGATGGCGCCTCGAACATCTCCGTTCAAGGCTTCCAGTCGCAAGGTCTGCGCAACCACCGCAACACCAAGAAGATCGACCTGAACGTCTCCGCTGCTGGCGGCGGTCTGATCAACCTGGCAACCGCAACTGCTGCCGAACTGATCGCGTTCTTCCAAGGTCCGTTCGCCACCATGCTGCGCACCAACCGCATCCCTGAACTCGACATCCTGTGGGTATCGGATGAAGTCGGCGTGAACCTGGGTAAAGTGTACGTAGAGAACGGCGTGACTGTTGGCACCGTTCAAAGCTACCTGCTCCAGTTCATCAAGGTGAAAGAGATCCGTTCGACCTACGCTCTGGTAGGTAACGAAGCTCTCGGCTACGTACGCAGCCGTGACGTTGTGACCCCTCTGGTTGGCATGGCTTCGAGCATTCAAGCTCTGCCACGCCCAATGCCAGAACACAACTTCAACTTCCGCGTGATGGGCGCAATGGGCATTCAGGTTAAAGCTGATGCCGACGGCCTTGGCGCTGTGGTCTACATGGCTAAGCTGACCTAATAAGTCAGTGGTAAAATCAGGGGAGTCTTCGGGCTCCCCTTTTTATTTGGAGAATTGAAATGCGTTATGAAGTTACCAGGGCATGGCAGGGCGTGTCGGTCGGCGATGTAGTAGAAACCGATACCCTGCATGATGCGCTTAAGCCCAATGTGCGCGAACTGCCAGAGAGGGCTAAAGAGCCAGAAGTAGAAGCCCCTCGCCGTGGTCGCCCGCCAAAGGATAAAGAGTAATGGCCCGATTCCTAGTCACATACCCAACTAACGGCCTTGAGGCAGGCTCTGTAGTAGAAGCTGACTCGTGCCCGCAATGGCTTAGGGGCAAGTGCGTATCGCTGCCTGATGAGGCTGTGAAGGTGCTTGAGGTAGCGAGTCCTAAGCCGAAGGTAAAGCGCAAGTAATAAAAAAGCCCCGATTATGGGGCTTTATTTATAGCGAGAAGTGCGCGCCATAGAGTTTAATCCAGTGCCTGCTGACTCCGGCGTCGATAGTTAGCTGTTTCTTTCTCTCGCAAAGCACGTCATACGGATAATTTTCAAATTCACGCATGATCCGCACAACCCTGTAATCGCTGTCCTTCCACTGTGCGCCAAGGGTCGCATCAACGTAAGATCCGTCAGCCATTAGGCTGATGTAATGCAGCGTTGCGTGATCAGAGTTTATTAGCAAGCACTCGACTACGGCCACCGACTCACTAGTCTTTTGTAGGTGGTCAGCATTGAAGTGACACGCGTTGTTGAATTTTGGGTGAAATCCTGCTGGCGATTCTGGTTCAATTTTGCGCGTGTACTTATCGTTTAGATAGTCGCGAACCTTTTGCCGTAGCTTATTCTTAATCATGAATCCTCCGTTGATATTGAAAAGGCCCACTTAAGGGCCTGCGAATCAGATTAGAATCAGAAAAACAATGAGCCATAACATGGTCAATCCCTCCATTCGTTGATCGGCCTGACTAGCAGGGCTGGCGCAAGAATTTCATCACCACTGGCGATATCTCAACAGCTTTAGTAACCAAAAACAAGTGCCCGTCGTCAATGATGTGCATTTCAGCGTTAGGAATGCGATTGGCGATGAATTCCATGTTAACCAAGGGGATTATCGGATCGTCATTTCCAGCCAGAACGAGAGTCGGCTGCTTGATCTTGTGCAGCCAGAAAGCCGATGACCACCACCAGACAGCCATGCCTTGGAGCTTGTAACCCAACTGCGATGTTGGCGCCTTCATTTTGTTGGCGTAACTTGTGCAGAGCTCAGGATTATTCCTGAATGAGCCGCCGTAAATCTCCGGAGCAATCGCAGCCATATGCTCAGGGTTCGTATAGCGCTCAGGGCTAGCCATCATCATCAGAACCTTCATCGAAGGCGGAACCATTGTCACGCCTGAAGAGGTAGCGGCTAGGATGAGCTTGGTGCAGCGCTTTGGATGGTCATAGGCGAACTGTTGAGCCAGAAATCCACCCCACGAAACACCTGCAACTGTCACCTCGTCGTAACCCAGAACATCAAGCATTCTCGTAACGAGACGCGCAAGACTGCTGAAGGTGTAAGGCAACAGAGGTGTTGCCGATCCGCCAACGCCAGGCACGTCGAAAGCAATCACCTCAAGATCAGGATCAAGCGCGGCAACGAAGGGAAACACAAGCTCCAGCGATGCGCCGATGCCGTTAAAAAACAGCAGTGGCGTAAGGTCTGACTTGCCTGGACGTACAGCCGTGCGGATTGTCTGTCCGTCGATAATAACTGTGCGATAAACGAATGGTGTTGTTTTTATTTCCGTTAAGCAGCTCATCGTCATTCCTTTGGTTGAGACTACAAGAAACTCAGTACACGCTCGTATTCTGCTGTCATTCGGTCGGCTTCTGCTTGGGCTTCCTGTTCTGTTTTGAAGCTACCGATGATCATTTCGCCGCTGGTTACGGTGAAGGTGTTGCGGGCTTTCTGTACGGTGAAGGTCATGTCGTTTTTCCTGTGGTTTTATTGCGTGATTCGTAGGCTATTCCCTCGCAGATTCTACGTCAATAGCCCGTGCTAAAATATGGGAAACTATTTTCAGGTGGCGAAAATGCCAAGCATTGAAGACATCAAAGCGTATTTTTTGGCATACGGTATTCCCGTACCGCCCGACTTCATCTTGCAGCTTTGGATTGATACCGTTTCTGTCATCCAGCCATGCCTAGATGGTGCTGGGTATCCAGCATCCACACAGGCGCTTATCTATATGTACCTGATGGGGTTGACGGGCTACGTAAACGTTGACAGGCAGATCAGCAGCCAAACTGCACCTTCCGGCGCTTCTCAGTCATTCCGTTGGGGCTCGTTCACTGACCGCTATCGTTCGCTGCGCTCGCTTTTGAATGCGCTCGACACTAGCGGGTGCACTGATTCCGTTATCCCTCCTGAGCCTGGCGCATCTGCCGGCCTATGGGTTTCTACTGGAGGGAAGTGCTGCTAATGGCCTTCATGTCCGCGTGGTACATGATCGACACCGCAACGATCTATCCTCGCTTAGCCAGTGACGATTGGGGCGGCGCAGTCACATACGGCGCCCCTTATCTAATCCTGTGCGGCCACGAAGGCGTATCGCGGCAATCACGCGACACTGAAGGCGCTGAGTTCGTTACTCGTGACATCTATTACACCGGTGACACTCGGCCAGCATACCTAGACCGCATCGCATACGGCGACACTACCGCTCAAGCCTGGGATGCAGTATCAGCCGCAGAGATTCGCAAGATTGCTCGTCACGGCATGTCCGCGTTTAACTACGAAGACGAGTACGAGCTGGAGACTGTCTGATGCCGGTTAAGGGGTTGAAGGAGGTTCGTACCAATCTACATAGACTCATGGGCGACATCTCCGGACCTATGGCAGAGAAGGCGCTAACAGAAGTGATGATTGTTGCCGCTGGATTTGCTGCCACGATGACCCCTATCGACACAAGCAACCTGATTAACAGCCAATTCCGCCACGTTGGCAAGTCGTCTAATGGCGTAACTGCGATGCTGGGTTACACGGCTGCATATGCAGCAGCAGTTCACGACAAGAAAGCTACGACACTCGGCAAGAGTGTCCCGCGCGACAAGAACGATCCGTCACGCGGAAACTTTTGGGACCCTGATGCCGAACCTGAATTCCTCAAGAAAGCATTCGAAGAGCCTGATGCCAGGGCAGACATTGACGCTGTAGTTGAAAGGTATATGAAACTAAAATGAGCCATACACCTATTAACCTGTTTCGCGACTGGCTGGAGGTTTACGTTTCGACTGCCGGATACACTATTAGCCGTGGAATGTGGGAAGAAACGAACAACTCCACTAAGAAGTTCGTAGCTGTTTGGTCTAACTCTGGGCGCACGCCTAATGGAGAGATCCAATACCCGCACATCCGCGTGATCGTAACTGGTCGCGCTAATGGTCGCGCACTAGGAGATACAGAGGCTGCCGAACTGTTCGCGGAATCTCTATTTGATGCAGCAGTTGCCAACTTCGAAACTAGCTGCATGCTGCAAATCAGGCCGATAGGCTCTATTCAGGGACCGTATTACACCGAGACTTCACGCCCCTGGGTGGAAATTAATTTCGAGCTGACGTGTTAAACTATCACTTGAAATATGCGCTCAGTTGTGGGCGATACTCAACAACCTTATAGGAGGCGCCGAGAATGGCCCTTAACTGTGCAAGTTCCAAATTCGTAGGTAAGAGCGTTCTCGCAGAGTTCGCGCTTGCTTGCGGTGATGTTGATCCGATGACGTTGACGTGGCT